TTATTGTTGGGGAATAAATGGGGAAAGGTCTTTTAACTTAGATCTCAAGTCCACTTTCATTTTTTCGGTGACATGTGTGTAAATACTAAGGGTTATTGAGGTGTCTGAATGACCAAGTCTTTCTGATATTACTTTAATTGGGACCCCTATTTCAATAAGTAATGCTACGTGTGAATGTCTAAATATATGCGAGGTGATGTTTAATTTACCGAGATGATTAATAATTGTGTTGTAACAAATTTTAAAAATAAAATCATAGTTTGAAATAAAATCATACAGAATTTGTAAAACGTAGTCTGACACCTCAATAGTTCTTATACTACTGATGGTTTTAGGTGCGGAAATTTTTCCATTCTGTAATTTTGTCTTATTTACTGTTATTGTTTTATTTTTAAAATCAACATCCGCTGGAGTTAGTGCTAATACTTCTCCTATTCTTAGACCTGTGTGTAACTGGATTATAGCTATATTTCTTACTTTATTATTTTTAATTCTGGCTAAAACTTTAGGAATCTCTTCACTTTCTAAATATTTTATTTTCCGCAATTCTTTTGCTTTTTCTTCTTTAGACAATCTAAACTCCAAGTGAATATCAAAAGTTGGGATGTAATATTTTTTTATGAATTTAAAAAAATTATTAAATAATCTTACCATGAATTTTATCGCCTCGGGAGAATATTGTTCTCTAAACTCAATTAGCATTTTTTCATATTTTATTTTTGTTATTTCTTCTATTTTTTCATCATCATTTAACTTTCTAATATATGTTGAATACATCCTATAAGATCCTTCAGCTAATGAAGATTTTTTAAACTCCAAAAATTTTGCTTTATAATATCCTAATTTTTCATACTTTATTTCAGGATTAAGTATCTTATTAATTTTTTCTTGAAGTTCTTCGTACGCTTCTTTTTCTGTAGCACGTGTTTTATTTGGTTTAACAACTGATATACGCTTTGTTTTGCCGTCAAGTCCTTTGTAGGTCTGAACGTACTTATAGTTACCTTGTTTTGTCAGTTCTTTGTACATTAAAATACACATCCTTTCTTGATTAGTTAAGAAGTGTATGATATACTTATATTGTATATTTATACACAATTATTCTAGGAGATTTTAAGAGCTACATTTTTATATGACGATATAAAAGTGCTTAAAATAGTCCTACTGGTTTAAACGGCCACAAACTCTCTAACTCTTGGCGGGGTGCAGGGAGTTTTTTTTTATTTATTTCAAATTCAGTTTAATTATTTTCTTTTCTTTTGTAGACATAAACGGCCTTACTTCAAGTTCAAGGTCTCCATCCTCATTTACAGCGAACGCCTGGGTTGCACTTTCTAACATTCTATTAGCCGAGATTGTTTCTAAAGTTACTTTAATATGATATGGTTCAGCTTTTTTTCCATTAATATATAAATCCGTTTCATATCCAACAGAATAATCTTTGCCAGTTAAATTTTTAACATCATAAGTTACTAATAACACTTTTTTAGCTTCTATATCCGCTGCTGGATTTCTTTCGTCAGTCCATTCGGCTTTTTTAACTGTAATTTCAGCTTCATTCTCAAATATTAATTTTTCTCCTAGCTTAGCTTCATTACTATTTTTAACTGGCGTTTGCGTAGAGGTAGAAGAATTGTTATTTTTAACTTCTTCTTTTTTCTCACTTGAACAACCAGTCAATGTTATTGCTCCTGTTAATATTAAACTTAATAATAACTTACTTTTTTTCATTGTTTTTCTCCTTTAAATATATTTAATTCTTTCCTCACATATTCTGTAGTCTAGTTTAAATGATTCAGATATGTGAGATATATTGTTTATTTCTTTAATTTCTTCATCTGAAATGATAAAATAACTTGCGAACAGGTCGGCTTCTATTTCTTGTCTTGATAATGGCACTCTTGAAATACGTCTAAGGAAATGTAAATTAGAACCTTTATGTAAAATAAAGTGGCCTAATTCATGTGCCATTGTATATCGCTTTTCAGAATCAGATAAGTTGTTATTTATGTGTATGTAGTGGTATGTTTTGTTACATATTTCTAATGTATGATATAGCCCATTATTTGTTCCTAAATCGTTAAATAGTACCGTTATTCCTAATTGTCTAGCGATGTTAAATGGATTAGTTGTTCCAAATTCCTCAACTAAGGAATGGTAGACATCTTTAATTGTCATTTTCTGACTTGTGTCGCGCCATTGCTATTCTCGCTGCTTGTTCGATTGAAGCGCGAACTAATTCTTTTGTTACTTCGTCCATTGGCTCTCCGCTATACATTAATGCTTGGTTACTATTTAAATTATCCATTAAGTCATTAACCATATTTGCTATATCGATATTTTCTTTTTGTTTTGATTTATCCTCTACTAAATCTGACTTTTCTATTCCAAAATAATTAGCCATCATTTCTATTTTATCTATTCTAGGATAGGCTTTTCCGTTTATCCAGTCACTTATAGTGGAATAACTTATACCTAAACTTTCAGATAATTGATTTCTTGTGATGTTATTAATCTTTAGATATCTTTTTAAGTTATTACTCATTGTTAATTTATTACCTAAATTACTCATAGAATCACTCCTTTTATGATTTCATTATACGATATTATCGTAAAAATTTCAATCTTTTTTTAAAAAAATACGAAAAAACCGAAAAAAATACTTGACTTTACGATTTAATCGTAATATAATAAATTCAGGAGGTGAGGAAATGATACCTAATAAAACAAGGCTACCTTTGGCAGAATGGAGAAAAAGAAAATTGAAATTATCTCAATTAGAAGCCTCTAAACTAATAGGTGTAAGCAAAGATACACTTAGTAACTATGAGCGCGGAACAAGTTTTCCTGATGTGCCTATAATAAAAAAAATTGAAAAAGTATATGGTATAAAATATGACCAAATTATTTTTTTAACCTGCGTTAACGATTAAATCGCAATTATTTTTTTAACTACCAATTACGATTAAATCGTAATATTAAATAATAAAAAAAGAAAGGAGTGATTAATATGTTCAATGCTTATGAGGATAAATTGAAAAATCCTAAAGACTGGTTAAGTAGAGATGACTTACGGAAATTTCTCGAACTTGATACCGACAAAGGAAAATTTAACGAATATATGTTGGAGTTAGAAAGTTTAGACAATTCTTACGAATATATGCAAGGGACCAAGAATACAAACATAACATACAACAAGGTCAGAATTTACAATTATATCAATTCCCAGTTGTTGAACAAGAAGCGGGAAAAGGCAAAGAAAGGAGCATAAATTGGAAATAAAAAAATTAATCTTCTTAGATGACAATTACTTAGAAGATTGCATCTTATCAAATGAAGTTCCAAAAGAAATAGCCGAAATATCGAATAGTTTTGTAAAAATTACTACTGATAAATCGACTATTCAATATGTAAATTTAGATTACATACAGATGATAATTCCGAAAAAAGAAAAATTCAACGTAATAAGGAGCATAAACAATGATTAAACACTTACAAAAAAGAACACTTAACTTGATGTACTGGACTTTTACAATAATTTTCCTGTGCGCATTAGCAATGACAAATATTGAGTTTGAAATATTGTTTGCGTGGTACATATTAATAACTGGGTCAACGTGGGTTGGGTTTGATAAGAGATTTGAGAAATATTTTGAATAGGAGGTAAAAATTGAATAAATATGAATTACACAATAAATTAATAGATTTACAAGAGCTTCAAAGGAAAGTTGATAGTCACATAAAAATATGGAATAAAACTCACATAGAAACTGCTTTATGTGAAGAATTTCACGAATGGTACAACGCCATAGGATTTTTCAAAGATTGGAAACAAAATAAAACCCCAAGAGAAAAACAACTTGATGAATTAGCTGACTGTTTAGCATTTGCTCTATCTCTAATGAACAATGATAAGCAAGTATATAGCATTGATAGATGCGCTTTTGTGCTAAAACGTATTGAAAATAAAGGTCATAAAAAAGCTATGATTAATGAAATTGAAACAGGATATTTGTTTAATAAAAGAGTTGGAAATACAGTGTATATCCAATCAACAGAGTTTGCTATTGAGTTAATCCTGGATATTGCAATGATTTATTATTCTTTAGAAGAATTGTTTGTTGCGTACATTAAAAAATCAATGGTTAATATTCAAAGACAAAAAGAGAGGTATTAAAATGTTAGTAAATATAGATGACGAAACTTTAGCGTTATTTGAAACGTTAATAAAATGTGACAAAGATCGTGAAGACACAATAAATATCTTAGTATTAAATGGTATAGAATACGGTGTTTTAAACGGCTTTGAAGGAATTGAAGATATCAGTAAAGTAGAAGAAATAAAGTTAAAGTACATTAAAAGATTATGCATCAGAGAATTAGATTATTTACAAAAGGATAAATAAAAAAGCAGCCGTTAAAAAATAAACGACTACTTAATAAAATTTCAATTTAAAAATAACATATTTAGGAGGAAAAAGCAAGTAATGAATGATAATGTTAAAAATCCACAACATTATAAGATAGGAAATTTAGAAACAATAGATTTGATACAACAAGTAGTAGATGATTTCGGCAGCGTATGTCAAGCCAATATACTGAAATACGGAATTAGAGCCAATAAGAAACACGACAATCCAAAAGACGATATTCAAAAGATAATCAGATATGGCGAATTTTGGCTTAATCATTTAGAAGGTAAGTCAGCAAGCAGTCCAAGAGTTGAAGAAATAGCAACCATAGACAAGTTAAAAGATATGTTGAATGAACAAGAAAAAGAGTTTATCCAGGATAAGGAGATAAAATGTGTTGTTATTGATGGTGAGGATGTTCCAAAAGAGATTGTTCAGGATTTAATAGAGAAGTTAGGAGATATGATATATGGTAAAAATTAATAAATTAGAAATAGAAAATGTAAAAAGAGTAAAAGCTGTTCAGATAGAGCCTACAACTAACGGACTAACAGTTGTTGGTGGCAGAAATGGCCAAGGTAAGACAAGTGTATTAGATTCAATAGCGTGGGCCTTGGGCGGAAATGCTTATAAGCCATCTAAACCATTAAGAGAGGGTAGTGTGGTTCCTCCGATTATTAAGGTTGAGTTAGATAATGGGTTAATAGTGGAACGCAAGGGAGAAGATGGGAAGTTAAAAGTAATAGATCCTAGTGGAAAGAAAGCTGGTCAAAACTTACTAAATAGTTTCGTTGAGCAATTCGCTATTAATTTGCCAAAATTTATGGAGATGAACTCAAAAGATAAGACTAAAGCCTTATTAAATACAGTTGATGGCTTGGGAGAAAAATTATTCAAGTTAGAACAGGATGAGTTAGAGCTATATAATAAACGCCGTACAGTTGGTCAAATTAGAGACCAAAAGAAACATTTTGCCGAAGAACAACCGTTTTACAAAGAAGTTGGAAATGAATTGGTAAGCGCTTCTGAATTAATTAAAGAACAACAAGAAATACTTGCTAGAAATGGGGAAAATCAGCGTAAACGCGATAATTTGGAGAATTTAATAGCTAGAAAATCATTTGCTGAAAATAAAAAAGCTGAACTTGAAGCACAATTATTAGAATTAAACAATAATTTAGCAATCATTAATAAGGATATAGAAATAGCGAATAGAGATGTTGTTGATTTAATTGATGAAAGCACAGAAGAACTAGAAAGAAGTATTGAAAATATTGAAGAAATCAATAGAAAAGTTAGAGCTAATCAAGATAGAGAGCGTGCAGAAATGGACGCGGAAGAATACAAAAATCAATATGAAGATTTAACAAACTCTATCGAGAATTTAAGAAAAGAAAAAATAGACTTGCTTAACGGTGCTAATTTACCGCTAGAAGGCCTTAGCGTAGAAAATGGAGTAATTACTTACAAGGACCAACCTTGGGACAATATGAGTGGGTCTGAGCAACTTATAGTGGCAACTGCTATTGTTAGAAAGATTAATCCACAATGTGAATTTGTATTAATGGACAAATTAGAACAAATGGACTTAGAAACATTACAAGATTTTGGCAACTGGTTAAAAGAAAATCACTTACAGGCAATAGCAACAAGAGTAAGCACTGGTGAGGAGTGCCAAATCATAATAGAAGATGGATATGTTAAAAATAAAAAAGTAGAAACACCGTCATGGGCGAATAATACAGGAGGTAGTTTTTAATGAAAATCACAAAAGGTAAACGAGCAAGAGCGCAAAAAGTGGTAATTTATGGAACAGAAGGCATAGGAAAAAGTTCACTTGCTGCACAATTTCCAGAACCGTTATTCATAGATACGGAAGGCTCAACTGACAATATGGACGTTGCAAGATTAGATAAACCCACAAGTTGGATTATGCTAAATAATCAGATTGCATTTATTAAGGCGAATCCAACTGTATGTAAGACATTAGTAATTGACACTATTGATTGGGCGGAATCGCTATGTGTTGATAACTTATGCGCTATGCACGGCAAGAAAGGTATTGAAGATTTTGGATACGGGAATGGATATGTCTATGCTAAGGAAGAAATGGGACGTTTCTTAAATAAATTACAAGATCTAATTGAAATCGGGATTAATGTTGTATTAACAGCACATGCTCAGATTAGAAAATTTGAATTACCAGACGAGATGGGCGCTTATGATAAATATGAACTTAAATTAGGTAAGAAAACAAGTTCTCAAACAGCGCCACTTGTGAAAGAATGGGCGGATATGGTCCTATTTTGTAACTACAAAACATTCTTAATCACACAAGAGGGGTCAACTAAGAAAAAAGCTCAAGGTAGTCAACGTGTGATGTACACAGAACACGCAGCTGCATGGGATGCCAAGAACAGACACGGCTTACCTGGAGAATTACCACTTGATTTTAGCGGAATAGCTCATATTTTTAAAACAGAACCTAAAGAAGAACCACAAAAAACGGTTCAAAAAGAAATTAAACAACAACAAATTGAGCAATTACAGTTTAAGCAACCTAAATATAACGGTGATTTAGAAGCGCCAAAAGTTGAAAAAACTCAAGAAGAAAAAGTAATGGATAATTTCGGAGATATAGTCAAAGAGGTAGAAAATACACCAGAAGAAAATTTAGTTGATCCATTTATAAAAGAAAAACCAGATTATATTCCACAACCTTTATGGGATTTAATGCAGCAAGATAATATCACGGAAGAAGATATTCAACTAGTGACAGAAAGTAAAGGCTATTTCCCAAAAGGAACACCGATGAGTGTATACAATGAACAAGGTTATTTAACTGGATATATTATCCCTAAATGGGAAGGCTTAAAACAATTATTAAAAGAATTAAAACAACAAATATAAACTAAGGAGAATTTTAAAAAATGATGAATAACAATACAAATTATAACAACTTTGAAAGAGAATTAGACTGGGATTCGGAGATAGTAGCAGATAGCGAGTTCGTATTATTACCCCCTGGATTATATAGTTTTACTGTCGCAGGATATGACAGAGCGCAACACACACCTACTAATCCGAATGGAAAACTACCTAGCTGTCCTAAAGCTATTGTTAGTGTGAAAATAGTAGCTAATGAAGGTGAAACTACTTTAAAACATAATTTATTCTTACATAGTTCAGTAGAAGGTTTACTTTCAGCTTTCTTTGGAGCTATTGGACTTAAGAAGAAAGGTGAACCATTAAGAATGCCTTGGAATCAAATAATTGGCGCTACAGGAGTATGTAAAGTAGGAATCAGAGAACATAATGGAAACCAATACAATGAAGTTAAAAGTATGATATACAAAGATGAAGTAGATATTACGAAAGTACTTAATGTTCAAAATCCGTTTGCACAACCTAACTTCAACCAACCGCAACAAACTAACAATTCTTGGAATCAAGGAAATAACACACAAGGCGGCTTTTAAAGATGAAACTTAGACCTTATCAAGAAGAAGCAAGGGTTAAGGTTCAAGAACAATGGGACGGGGGCGTTCAAAAAACGCTCCTAGTGCTTCCCACTGGATGCGGTAAGACTATTGTATTTTCCAAAATAATAGAAGATAGGGTTAAACAAGGGGATAGAGTGCTTATATTAGCACATAGAGGAGAACTCTTGGAACAAGCTAGCGATAAGTTAAAAAAAAGTACTGGGTTAAATACAGCGTTAGAAAAAGCTGATAGCACATCTCTAGACAGTTGGTTCAGAGTGACTGTTGGGAGCGTTCAGACTTTACAGCGTGAAAAAAGACTTAATCAATTTAGCAATGATTATTTTGACACCATTGTAATTGACGAGGCTCATCATTGTATTTCTAACAGTTATCAAAATGTACTTAATCATTTTGATAAAGCAAAGGTACTGGGAGTTACCGCCACACCTGATAGGGGTGATATGCAAAACCTTGGGACTTACTTTGAAAGTCTAGCTTATGAATATAAAATTGTTGACGCCATTAAAGAGGGATATTTAAGTAAAATACAGAGTTTAACAATTCCATTGAATTTAGACCTTAGCAGAGTTTCTACTCAAAACGGAGATTTTAAAGCTAGTGATGTTAGCAATGCACTCGATCCTTATTTGGACCAAATAGCAGATGAAATGCTTAAACATTGCAAGGATAGAAAAACAGTAGTATTTCTACCGCTAGTAGCAACAAGTCAAAAATTCAGAGATATTCTTAATTCAAAAGGTTTTAAAGCTGCTGAAGTTAACGGAGATAGTAAAGATAGAGCGCAAATACTAGAAGATTTTGACAATGATAAATATAACGTGCTATGTAATTCTATGTTGCTTACAGAGGGTTGGGACTGTCCAAGCGTTGATTGTGTTATTGTGTTAAGACCAACTAAGGTAAGGGCGCTTTATTCTCAAATGGTAGGACGTGGAACAAGATTACACCCAGGGAAAGAAAATTTACTCCTATTAGATTTCTTATGGCACGTTGAAAAGCATGAACTGTGCAGACCCGCTCATTTAATAGCAAAAAATGAAGAAGTCGCTAAAAAAATGACTGAGCTTAGTGAAAAAGAAGTTGGTAACGCGGTTGATTTAGAAAAAATTGAAATTAAAGCAGTAGAAGAAGTAATTCAAGATAGAGAAGCGAGCCTTGCCAAACAACTTGCTGAACAAAGACGTAAAAAAGGTAAGTTAGTAGATCCATTACAATTTGAAATGAGTATTGCAGATGAAGACCTTGCTAATTATGTGCCAAGTTTTATAAGCGAACAAGGGCCACCATCTAGTAAGCAAGTAGAAACACTAGAAAAAATGGGGATTAATGCTGATACTATTGAGAATTTTGGAAAAGCTAAATTGTTAATAGATAGAATTATCAAACGACGAGACGCAGGACTTGCAACGCCTAAACAAATTAGATTGTTAGAAAATAGAGGATTTAGAAAAGTGGGTTCTTGGAGTTTTGACGACGCCAATAAGATGATAACAAGAATTGCAGCAAACGGTTGGAGACTTCCAAGAGGTATTGTTGCGAAAGATTACAGACCAAATATTTAATTAAGAGGAGCTAGAATGGAAAATAAATCAAACTTAATAGAATTATTAGAATATATCAACCCAGCTACTCTTGATTATCAAGAATGGGTTAATGTCGGCATGGCCCTTAAACATGAAGGCCATACTGTTGAAGAATGGGACTTATGGTCTCAAAATGATATTAGATATAAAGAGGGTGAATGCCTTAAAAAATGGAATACTTTCAATGGTTCAGGCACACCTGTAACTGGTGGAACTGTATATCAAATGGCAGTTGATAGAGGATACGAGCCTATATATTTTAACACAGAAAACGCCCACGAGTTGGGTTGGGATGATGAAATAAAGATTGATAATGATTATAAATTTATTGATAAAAGTTGGATTGAAGGTAAGGAAATTCAAGAACCATTTAATTGGAATCCTAGTCAGGAATTAATCACTTATTTAGAAACGCTATTTCAAAGTACTGAAAATGTTGGATATGTGACTGAAACTTATCCCTTAGAGGATAAAGACGGTAAGACTTTACACAAGCCTAAAAAAGGATGTTTCGACAGAACAGCGGGCCATTTAATTGAGAAGTTACACAAATACAAAGATGATATAGGATTTGTAATTGGAGATTATAATCCGGAAGCTGGAGCGTGGATAAGATTTAATCCATTAGACGGAAAAGGCGTTAAAAATGATAATGTAACGGAATATAGATACGCGCTTGTAGAAAGTGACCAAACAAGTATTTCACAACAGAATGCTATTATTCGCGAGTTAGAATTACCAGTCGCTTGCTTAGTCCATAGTGGTGGTAAGTCAGTTCACGCAATAGTTAAGATTGAAGCTAGAGATTATCAGGAATATCAAAAACGTGTTGATTACTTATATAAAGTATGCGCCAAGAACGGCTTAGCAGTAGACACGCAAAATAAGAACCCGTCAAGACTTAGCCGTATGCCAGGTGTGATGAGAAATGGACGCAAGCAGTTTTTAATCGATACTAATATTGGTAAAGGTAGTTGGGATGAGTGGTTTGAGTATATCGAAGACTTAAACGACGATTTACCAGATCCCGAAAATCTAGAGGAGTGTTGGGATAATATGCCAGACTTAGCGCCTGAATTAATTAAAGGAGTGCTTAGACAAGGACACAAAATGCTTATTGCTGGGCCTTCAAAAGCTGGGAAGAGTTTCGCATTAATAGAAATGGCAATAGCGATTGCTGAAGGTAAGAAGTGGTTAAATTGGGAATGCGCACAAGGGCGAGTACTATATGTCAATTTAGAACTTGATAGAGCTAGTTGCTTACACAGATTTAAAGATGTTTACGCTAAATTAAATTTACCTGCCGACAACCTAAATAACGTCCATATATGGAATTTAAGAGGTAAGACTGTCCCAATGGATAAGCTAGCACCAAAACTAATCAGAAGAGCGTATAAGAAGAATTATACAGCGGTTATTATCGACCCTATTTACAAAGTACTTACTGGAGATGAAAATAGCGCTGACCAGATGGCGCATTTTACTAATCAGTTTGATAAGGTGGCCACTGAATTAGGTTGTTCTGTTATTTATTGCCACCACCACTCGAAAGGTGCACAAGGTGGTAAAAAATCAATGGATAGGGCCAGCGGTAGTGGAGTATTTGCACGAGATCCCGACGCGTTACTAGACTTAGTGGAGTTGGAGATTCCAGAAACTTTATTAAAAACACAATTAAACGACACATTAGTTAAATTCTATGAAGATAGAATAAGAACGTTAAACAATGAATATTATAAGACTAAAATTGGAATGGATGACCATTATGATTATGAGGCTATGAAATTTCACGCTGAAAGAAGCCTTAGCGGTCATTTAATGGAAGTTAGGGCGCAAGCTAAAGAGTTAGAGGCTAAAGTTAAGCAGCAAACAGCGTGGCGTGTGGAAGGTACTCTTAGAGAGTTTGCGAAGTTTGAACCCGTCAATATGTGGTTTAGTTATCCAATTCATACGGTTGATGAGGTGGGCGTATTGGCCGATATAGAGGTCGATTCTGACAAAGGTAATAAATACTCGAAAAATAAGACGGGGCGCCAAAAACAGGCTAATGAAAACCAAAAAGATAGCATGATGGCGTTCGAATTGGCGGTCGAAAATTGCGTGTTTGAAGATGAAGAAGCAACTAAACAAATGGTCGCTGATTATATGAATGTCAGTGTAAGAACAGTTGAGCGAAAATTAGAAAATAGTAAAAAATTTAAGTATGATAAGGGCTCAAAAACTATAAAAAAAATCACGACACGACAGACAAAAGATAGTCGTGACGAATTCTAATTTTTTGCGACACGACATAAAAAAACAGTCGTGTCCGACAGGTTTGCGACATAAAAATTTGTGTCGTGACGTGCGACGCGACAGCTATATACCTTAAAAGGTATAAAGGTGGTGACGGAAGGTGTCCGACAGTACAAGTGTCCGACAGTACAAGGGGGTTAAAAACTCCCCCTTGTCTGTACGTACATTGTCCTGTACTTCCCGCCCATGTCGAAAAAAGAAAAATGGAAATGGTAAAAAATTAAATTGGAGTTAAGGAAGTGAAAATTAGAAAATGGAATTTGAATTTTTTGTGCCTTTGAAAAAAATACCAACAGTCACTCACCAAGATAAAATTATTTCAGTAAAAAATGGTAAGCCAATTATTTTTGATTCACAAAACTTGAAAGAAGCTAAAGAGATATTCAAAACAGGATTGATTAGTCATATTCCTGGTAAGATGTTAAATGCTCCTATTGGAGTTGAATTAATATGGTGTTTTCCGTTAGAGAAAAACAAGATAGATGGTGATTATTACACAAAAAAGCCTGATGTGGATAATTTGGCGAAAGCATTTATTGACCAAATGACTAAACTGAAATTTTGGAAGGATGATTCACATGTTAGTAGAGTGATTAGTGAGAAGAGATATAACTCAATTAGTGGTGTATATGTGAAAGGGTATGAACTATGACCAACCTACAAAAAATAATGGATGAAATAAAAATAACTGACAAAGAATTGTACAAACTTTCTGGAGTACATTTTAACGTTATTAAATTAATCAGAACTGGACAAAGACTAAGTCCTCGATTTAAAACGTTGAAGAGATTGGCAGATGCGTTAGGATGTAGTCCAAAGGATATAGGAGGTTAGAAATGGTCAAAAAAGTAAAGAAAAATAAATTTAGTCTAACGAAACCAGGAGAAAAGAAGGTAGCCAAACTTGCAGCGGATGAATATATACGTATTCAACGTATGGAAGCTAGAGGAGAAATGCTAACAGAATTTGTGTTGGTGTTAAGTTGGGTATTGAGAACCAAATACAGTTTTGGTAAGAAACGTATTGAAGATATGATAAGTGAAGTGTTTGAGTTAATGAGTGATACGAAGATGGCTGATTATGGTCAAGATTTGTTAAGCGTCAAAGATATTAACCCTCAACTAATTGAAGAGGTTGGGCTTGATGTTAAGAAATTAATAGATCAATTAGCAACTAAACATTTCAATAGAGTTGAGGAGGCTAAGAAATGAAAGATAAAGTAACACTAAGTTTAATACTATTATTTGTTGGGATAGTGTTAGGAACAATACTTATGGCAAGTGGCTCATTTCTTTTAAAAAAAGAAAACGAAGAACTAAAAATAAAAAATGACAAACTAGAGCAACGCTTGTTTGAGTTATATAGAGAGCAAGCCGAACAAACAAAAAGAACAGCTGAGAGAAACGGAGTAGGGGGGTAGAAGATGTTAGGAAGAAATAGTCAAAAATTTATTGATGCTTCAATTATGACGGCTGAAATAGAAACAAATGGATATAAAGGTGGAGATTCTCAAGAAGGTGGGTTTGCAGAGGTGTTATTAAAAGATATAACGGCTACAAATTGGAAAACAACCGTAGTGCAAAACCATAAAACTTGCGAATTAGGAAATCTACAAAATATAAAAATTGTATTCAAAGGAGATAGTGAAATAAGAAATTTTCATAAAATAATTAGCCAATGGAAAGAATATTTAGATTACCAGCTAGGAGTTATTGAGGAATGATACAAGAATTTATTAACAGCGATTGCATGAAATATTTAAAAGATTATCCAGATAATTATTTCGATTTAGCAATAGTTGACCCACCATATTTTAGTGGGCCAGAAAAAAGAAAATTTTATGGTAGAAAAACAAGCCCTATCGGAGTTCAACGAGTATACAAAGAAACTGATACATGGGAACTACCCACAAAAGAATATTTTGACGAACTCTTCAGGGTGAGTAAGCATCAAATAATTTGGGGTGTAAATTACTTTTCAAAAATATACAATTTTGGGCCAGGCAGAATTGTTTGGGATAAGGTCAACGGCAAATCAAGTTTTAGCGACTGCGAAATAGCATACTGCAGTTTACACGATAGCGTAAGAAAAGTAACTTACATGTGGAATGGGATGTTTCAAGGTAAATCAATTGAAGAAGGACATATCCAACAAGGCAATAAAAAGTTAAATGAAAAACGAATTCATCCAACTCAAAAACCAGTGAATTTATATCGTTGGATAGCCGATAAATATTGTCGGCCAGAATTTAAAATATTAGACACACACGTAGGCAGTGCAAGCAGCTTAATAGCATTTAGAGAAGCAAACTTAAATTATGTAGGGTTTGAAATAAATACAGAGTACTTCGAGAAAGCAAAAGAGAGGATAGGAGAATGATAAATAAAAAATTAGCGGTTTTCACCACCCTTGCAGCAAGTAACCACTCTAAAGGGGAAAGACAAAAAGATGATTATTACGCGACCGAACCAAAAGCCATGCATTTATTGTTAGAAAGAGAAAAGTTTAGTGATTATATTTTAGAGCCTGCTTGTGGTGAAGGGCATTTATCAAAGGTTTTAGAAAGTTATGGATATAACGTCACCAGCGAGGATCTAATAGATAGAGTTTTTGGTAACGTAAAAGATTTCTTTGAAAGAAGTAGCTGGAGAGGAGATATAATAACAAATCCACCCTATAAAATAGCATTGGATTTCCTAAAACATTCACTGGCAATTATACCCGTAGGAAATAGAGTAGCTATGTTTTTAAAAATTCAATTCTTAGAAGGAAAATCGAGAAAACAGTTTTTTAAACAAAACCCTCCTAAATTAATATACGTATCAAGTAGCAGGTTAAATTGTGCTAAAAATGGTGATTTTGATAAATATACATCGAGTGCAGTTTGTTACGCCTGGTTTATATTCGAGAAAGGTTATAAAGGGAAATCTGTAGTTGAATGGATAAATTAAAGAAGGAGATAAAAATGTTACAACCGAAAGCATATAGTAAAGAGAAGCAGAAAGTTTATGATGTGAAATATATTGATTTCGACAACGAAACACTAGAATTATTGACTGAGCAACAATTTGATTTTTACGCTCATGTATATGATTTTGATGAAGTCGAGTTCATGGAGAATACAGGACTAAAAGATAAGCATGGCGACTATGTATATGTTGGAAGTATATTAACTGATGAAGGGGAACTAGGAGAAGATGAGTGGATTTATGGAATAGTAACAAAAGATATTGATGAGGGGTGTTACATTTCATGGGGGCTTATTGAATTTAGCGAAAGTTTGTACGAATGTTCAGCTTACTCTGTTGTTGGAAACATATACGAGAATAAGGAGTTGTTAGGAAATGAGTGAATACATAATAGAGTGGATAATAACATGCATCATATTATTATTTCTGTTCAAGTTAATTGGTGGAAGTGTCGACGATAAAGATGTGTATTTAATCACAAGTGTCTGGGCGGTAGCAAGGTTAAGTAAGTCAATAGAGGATAGGAGGTAAACATGGGCAATAAATACAAACTATTAATTAAAATGAAAAACGGAGATAAGTTGGAATTTATAACGGATAAAATCACTATCCAAAAATTAATGATCTGTGTTAAAAGAAGAGATAATCTAAGCAAAAAAACAATGTTTAAAGTAGTAGGTGAACCTATTAAGATTAGCGAGATAGAGGATTTCAAATATATGAAAGTTGATTTTGCTGTGGGGATATTTTAGGGGGTAGAGAAATGAACAAAGAACAAAAGATACAAGAATTAACTGAAAGGATAGAAAATTCTCAAGCGGAGATAGACGAACTAAAGAAAGAGTTAGAGAAGTTACAAAAGAACCCTTATGAGATATGTTATCCGAAAGATGGAGTAGAAATGTATTACCTTGACGATTACACAGGAGAGTTAGAAGAAAAAACGTTTGACATCTTTGATGACTATGATAAACGTTTATATGAAATTGGTTTACTGTTCAACACCAAAAAAGAAGCCGAGCAATTCCTAAAAGAGCAAACTTTGATTAAGAAGATTAAATGTTGGGCGAAAGAACAGCAAGGGAATTGGCAGCCTGATTGGAAAAATACAGACGAGCATAAATATTTTATCAAAATCTATGTTAATGATGAAGAATTGTGGATTGATTCATCCTTAACAGGTAATACCTTTTCAAAACTGCCATTTTTTAAATCACATGAAATAGCCCAAACCTGCATTGATGAGTTTGGAGATGAAATATTGGAGGTGTTTTGTTAATGAAAAATGAAGATTTAAAAGAAGTTAATAGTTTAATACAATATATTAAAGGTATAGAGGATTTCATTAAAATTTGTAACATTAAAACTGAATATATAGCAATAAAATGTGGAGTTTTTCGTATTACAATAGCAGAAGACCAAAGACACGAAATAATAAAAGTACTAGAAAAGATTAAAAGTAACACGATAGAACAACTAAAAGAGTTAGGAGTAGAAGTATGATTATAGATAATGAAAAGGTAGGGAAAAATGAATATACTGTAGACGACGCAAAGTTTTTTTTAAAGAATTACAAAAACTTACAAATGGAGTGTAACGATTTTTTATTAAACGCATATCAACCGGCAGACAAGAACGAGGTTAGCACTCAAAAGACAGGGAGAGAAAACGAGAGAAATATCATTAAAAAATTAGATAATAAAGTATATCAAGAAAATAGACGTGTGTTGAAATGTATTGAGAAATTTCTAAAATCTCTAGATCCCGAGAGTTACAGATTGATATATGCCAAATACTTTAATCGAATGAGAATTTATGATATCGCCAATAAATATCACATGGATATTTCTACAGTTAAAAGAAAATTAAGGAAGTCTATTGACGGTTTGGTAGAAATTTTAAATAATTTCTAAAATGTTGAGCCCAATGAGCCTTTTTTATGTGTTAAAATGATAGTGTGGGAATTTTAGGTAAGGTAATTTTTTTTCATAGGAATCTCCAACTTATTTTTTATTTTAAAACGAACACAAGTAGTGGAAATAGTTAATACCTTACCTAGATTCCAATAATAACCTAACATATTTTTTAAGACAGTCGAGAGATTGTCTTTTTATTTTGTCAAGAAAGGTGGTAGAAAGTTGGCAAAATTATCAACTAAACAAAAAGACTTTGCTGATGAGTACATCATTTGTGGGAATGCTACTCAAGCGGCTATTGAAGCTGGATATAGCGTTAATTATGCAAAATCTCAAAGTCACAAATTGTTGGTAAATGTTGGTGTTAAATCCTACATAGACGAACGGCTGAAAGAGATAGAGTCGGCAAAAACAGCAACGCAACAAGAAGTGTTAGAGTATCTGAGCTCTGTAATGAGAGGAGAGCATAAAGAACAAACGCTTATAGGACGTGGTCAAGGATTCCAGGAGAAAACGTATATTGACGTGAGCGCCAAAGACAGATTAAAGGCTGCCGACTTGCTTAACAAGATTCATCAGGCGAGGGAGAGTAAGCAAGATGAAACTAAGAAAGAAGATAAGCTGGATATCTATATTGCGAAAGTAGATGGTGAATTAGATGAGTTTATATGATCTATATACACCAAAACAGATTGAAATACTAAAAAGGGTTAAAGAAAAAGATTTCTTTATCTTGGGACTTCACGGAGCGAAAAGGACTGGTAAAACAGTAATTAACAATGATATTTTCTTACGTGAGTTAAGGCGTGTCAGAAAGATAGCCGATAATTTGAAAATCAAAGAACCTATGTATATTCTAGCTGGTGTATCGAGTAAGACTATTCAAAATAACGTATTGCAAGAGCTATATAACCGATATGAATTAGATATTAAGTTTGATAAGCATAACTCATTCACATTATTTGGCGTTAAAGTCGTACAAGCTTTCACAGGGACTATTGCAGGTCTTGGAGGTATTCGAGGTATGACATCTTTTGGAGCGTATATAAATGAGGCTTCATTAGCAAATGAGATGGTGTTTAAAGAGATTATTTCTCGTTGTTCTGGAGAAGGTGCAAGGATTGTTTTTGACACCAACCCAGATAACCCAGAACATTGGCTTAAGAAAGAATATATCGACAGTAATAGCGAAAATATCATTTCTTATCATTTTAAATTAGATGATAATACATTCCTAACTGAGCGATATATTAAGAACATCAAGGAATCCACACCTTCTGGTATGTTTTATGACCGAGATATAGAAGGTCTCTGGGTAACTGGTGAAGGTGTTGTTTACCAAGATTTTGATAGAAATAAACATTATTTTGATGATTATTCAAACATTAAATTTAAACGTAAGTTTGCTGGAGTGGACTGGGGATATAGTCACTATGGTTCGATAGTTGTCATAGGCGAAAGTTTTGACAAGAAGTTTTATTTAATTGAAGAGCACGCCTATCAATTCAAAGAAATAGATGATTGGGTTGAGATAGCAAAAGGAATTAAAACAAGACACGGTGATATTACTTTTTATTGCGATAGTGCTAGGCCTGAGCATGTAGATAGGTTTTATCGTGAACGATTAAATGCCGTTAATGCTAACAAAGAAAGGATAGCAGGAATAGAACAAGTAGCGAGATTATTCAAACAGGATAGTCTTTTTATTATTTCGAAAGTAAAAAGATTTAAAGAAGAAATTTATAATTATGTTTGGGATGATAAAACAGGAGATGCCAATAAAGAATATGACGACGTGTTAGACGCAATAAGATACGCGATTTACAGTTATATGAACAGACCGACAGCTAAAATATTGGATAAAAGCAGACTTGGTTTATAGAAAGGAGATAGAATGCAATTATTAACATATCCAAGATTTGATTATGACGAGAGAAATATCAAAAAAGATTTAGTTATTAAACTGATTAGAGAACATCAGAACCAATTAGCTAGATTTAAAAAACTGAAAAAATACTATTTAGGTGAACATGACATTTTATACAAAATTCGCGAAAATAAACCTAATTATAAACCTGTTTGTAATCATGCGAAAGATATAGCAGATACTGCAACGGGATATTTTATGGGTAACACAATTACGTATTCTAATTCACAGGATGCTGATATAGATGATTTATTAGTTGCATTTGATAATGCAGAAGTTGATGAAACAGACCACGATAACGCTCTTGATATGGCTATATATGGTGTAGCTTACGAATATGTGTATGCTAGAGAAAACGAAAATATATTAGATATTAAAAGTCTTGAAGTTGAGAATACGTTTATGGTATATGATGACAGTATAGAACAGCACCCACTATTTGCAGTTTATTACTTCAAACGTAAAGAAAATAAAACCGATAGTGAAACTTATCAAGCTGTCATTATGACTAAACAATATATATACTCAATAGTTCTTAATGGTAAAGCTAAAGGGATTATTTCAGAAAATCCTGTACCACATAATATGGGGGATATACCCGTTGTTGAATATAAGAATAACAAGTATTCAATAGGTGACTTTGAACAACAAATAGGTCTTATAGATTGTTATAATTCATTGACAGCCAACCGAATTAATGATAAAGAACAATTCATAGATAGTATATTGGTGTTGTACGGCGCTCGCTTGGGTGACGATGTAAAGGAAACGGTAGAAGCGTTAGAAGTGTTAGCTAAACATAAATTACTTGAATTACATCCAGACGCAAGAGCAGAATATTTAAGTAAGACGTTAAATGAGAATGAAGTTGAAACACTTAGAAATGCGATTAAGCAAGATATTTACACATTTAGTCATATCCCTAATTTAACAGATGAGAATTTTGCTGGCAATAGTTCGGGGGTAGCAATGGAATTCAAACTATTAGGCTTAGAAATGATAACGAAAATTAAACAACGTTATTACATTAAAGGCTTGAAAAAACGTATCAGCTTATTTGCTAATTATTTAGGTCTTACTCAAATAGCAATAGATGCTAATAGTATTATTCCACACTTTAGCCGTAGTCTACCTAAAAATTTACTTGAAATATCTCAAATAGTGAGCAATTTGGATGGTAAGGTAAGTCAAGAAACGTTACTAAGCCAAATACCTTTTGTTGAAGATCCTCGTGAAGAAATTGAGAAAGTAAACGAAGAGAAAAAAGAAAATATTGAAAGTAACCAGCTATTTCTATCAGGCGTGGATCATATTCATAACACAACAGTAGGTGATGAGGTTGAAGAGTAGAGATTATTGGGAATTACGCAAAGCCGAATTGATGCACGCTCAAATAGAACGTGCTGATATAACCTTCGAGGAAATATCTAAAGTATATGATGAATCTAAAAAACACATAGAAAAGAATGTAAAAGGTATATTTAATAAATTTAGTTTAGAATATGGACTTACCAAAAAAGAAGCTGAGCAAGTGGTTAATCTTATGCGTGGTAAGAAGGCTAGCAACCTAGTACCTGCTCTAAATTTAGCACCTATGAGCGAAAGAGTTCAACAGGTAATAAAAGATTTGAATAGCCCAGCTTATGTGTCCAGGATTAATCGACTTCAAAGCTTAATTGATGAAATAGATAATATTCAAAGGTATATTGCCAAGCATGAAATATCCAAGACTACTGATTTGTATAAAGATGTTGCAAAACATGGGTATTATAATAATATTCACCAAATGCAAACTCAAACAGGTATAGGTTTTAGTTTTAATGCGTTAGATGAAGATTTAGTAGAACGTTTAATAAAAACACCTTGGAATGGTAGAAATTATTCGGAACGTATTTGGAATAATACTCAGAAATTATCGGAAACATTAAAAGATGAAGTTCTTCAAGCAGTTTTGACAGGAAAAAAAGAAAAAGATGTAACTGACGAATTAATAAATAGATTTAATGTAAGTGAATTTGAATCTAAACGCCTTATTAGGACTGAAACGGCTCATATAAACAACGAAATGGAAGCTTTAAGTTATGAGGAAGCTGATATTGAAAAATATCGATTTGTTGCTGTATTAGACACTAGAACATCACACGTCTGCCGAGAACATGATTATAAAGTTTATAAAGTATCAGAAAGACAAGTAGGAGTTAACTACCCACCACTACATCCGTTTTGTAGGTCAACAACAATAGCTGTATTTGATGATGAGGACTTAACTGAATTGTCTAGAAGAGCAAGAGATCCAAAGACGGGTAAAACTACAACAATACCAGGTGATATGGATTATGAAGATTGGTATGGAAAATATGTTGTAAAAGCTGAGAAAAAAGTGTATAATCAAGGTATAGGAGAAAGTGAAGCGGAGTTTCTTAGTAAGCGGATAATAGATAAAATTTCAAGAGTTGAACCGAAAATTACAAAAGACATGCAACGAATTGCAGGTAATAATACGCTAGCCGGTCTTGAATTCCGCAAGAAAACGGCCGATTCATTAACACGTAAAATTATAACAGATAGTCAAACCGAAAATATAAGTTTAGCAGAGGCAGCAAGTAAAATTAATGATGCTTTGAGGTACACGACTATTTTGAATGTCGATACCTTTGCGAAGGATTACTTATCAATGAAGCAAAGGCTTATTAAAGAAGGTTTTGAAATCGTAAAAGTAAAAAATACATGGCTAACAGATGGGCCTTATAAAGGTGTGAATACAGTCCTAAAAAAATATGGTATCAACTTTGAAATGCAATATCACACTCAGGAAAGTTTTGATTTGAAGAATGGACCTTTACATGAGTTGTATGAAAAACGTAGGCTACCTTCGACAACAAAAGCAGAAAAATATAAGCTTGATAACGAAATGCTAGAATTAAGCAAATCATTGAAAGTACCAAAAAATATAGAAAGGGTGAAATAGCATGGAAACAAAATATTTTCTCATAAAAACAGAACATCCTCAAATTGTGCGTTATAGCGAAGGAGAAACGTCGGTATATAGTGCAGATAAGGGTTGGATAGAAAATGAAGCATGGTATAACCGTATATTTTTTGGGGACTTTACAGATTTTGAAGAAGTTACTGATAAAGAAGCAGAAATGTTTATCAAAAGGTTGGTGGTAGCATGATAAATATTGCATTGTCTATTGCTAAAAAAGCACATGCTGGCCAAGTTGATAAAGCTGGCACTGATTATATTAAGCATCCTATTTATGTAGCTAGACAAGTTACAACCAATCAAGAAAAAGCTGTAGCTTTATTGCATGATGTTATTGAAGATAGTAATGTGACCACTAATGATTTATTAGCTGCAGGCTTACCAAGTGAAGTTGTCGCAGCAGTACAAATATTGACAAAGAAAAAAGGTCAAAGTTATCAAGAATACCTTGAAAAAGTGAAATTAAATAATTTAGCAAGAGTTGTAAAACTTGCTGATTTAAAGCATAACTCAGATTTATCACGTTTAAAATCTGTTACCGATACAGACTACAAACGGATTAAAAAATATAAAAACGCAATTCAATACTTGAGCACCTAGAGAGATCTAAGTGCTTTTTCTTATATTCTCACCGTATGGATTTCCGTACGGTTTTTATATTGTCCAAGCATTGAAGACTCTAAAAGCTATGGGAAAATAAATAATAGTCGGGGACGACTTAAAATATAGGAGGTTCTAAGATGGAACAAGAAGTAAATAACGTTGAAACGGTTGAAGAAGAAAAGGTAACTGCAGAACCAACTACGGAACAACCGGAAAAAGTAGACGATAAAAAATATAGTGATGCCGAAGTTGATGAAATTATCAATAAGAAATATGCTAAATGGAAAAAAGACCAGGAGGCAGAACAAAACGAAGCTAAGAAGTTAAAATCTATGAACGCTGAAGAAAAAACGAAATATAATCAAGATAAACGACAAGCTGAACTTGATAAAAGAGAACAGGAAATATCGAAACGAGAATTAATGGCAGAGGCTAAGAATATATTAAACGAACGTGGTTTACCAATTGAATTAGCTAATGTTATTGATTTGACTGACGCAAATACTGTTAAATCGTCAATAGACGGCATCGGGAAACAGTGGGAGCAAGCAGTTCAAAGAGGTATAGCCGATAAATTAAAAGGCTCTCAACCTCTAACTAAGGCTTCACAAGCAGAGGAAAGTATTAGTCAAAAAGAATTTTACAAAATGTCAATAGCTGAACGTGTAGAATTAAAAACGACTAATCCAGAATTATATAATCAATTAACAAAGAAAAGAGGATAAATAAATGGCAACAGGACAAACAAAAATAGCACAATTATTAGACCCAGAAGTATTATCAGACATGCTTAATGAAAGAGTAGGAAAATCAATCAAATTCATTCCGTTAGCAGATATCGATACTAGTTTAGTAGGGATACCAGGAGATGAATTAACAGTACCTCAATGGAACTATGTAGGGGATGCAGAGGAAGTAGCAGAAGGGGCAACAATCCCAACTGAACAATTAGGACATGTAACTACTAAAATGAAAGTCAAAAAAGCAGCAAAAGGTATCGAATTAACTGATGAAGCTGTATTGAGTGGTTACGGAGATCCAGTAGGAACAGCAATGAGACAATTAGCGAAGTCAATCGACCAAAAAGTTGATAATGATGTATTAACTGCAGCAAAAACTGCTACTCAATCTTATACAACTAAAAAAGGGTTCAAAGTGGAAGACCTATCTAATGCACAAGATGTTTTCGATACAGATTCTGACAATGATGTTTATGTATTATTATGCCACCCTAATTCTGCAAGTGCATTAAGATTAGATGCAGGTAAGAACTTCTTACAAGGATCACAAATCGGGGCAGAAGGAATTATCAAAGGCGCATATGGTGCGATTTTAAATACTCAAATAGTAAAATCAAATAAACTAAATAAAAATGAAGCTATTTTAGTTCAAACTAATCCAGATGAGGAAGATGGAACTAAAGCGTTCAAGATTCTATTAAAACGTGAAACATTTTTAGAGTCTGATCGCATGCCATCTAAAAAATCAACGGGATTCTATGCTGATAAACATTACGGTGTATTTCTTCAAAATGCTAAGAAAGTAGTTAAAATTACGGTAACTGCGGAAGCGTAGGAGGTAAATAATGAAATTTAGAGTTTTAAACCCAATATTTGATACTAAAACGGAAAAGAGCTATCAAGTAGGGGATATATACGAGGCTGGTGATAAACGAATTGCGGAAATCAAAGGGAATTTGGAATCACAAGGTGGATTTAGTTTATACCTCGAAGAAATTGAAGATGTTGAGGACCTTAAAACTCCGTCTGAAACAGGAAAAGAAGTAAAAGAGTAGTAGGAGGTATCCTATGATTGAAGAGTTTAAACAATTAAGCGGAGAGAGTGATGAAAAAATCCTCTCTCTTTTGTGGTTGAGGGCAAAGAATATCGTTTTAGCTGAAACTAATAGAACTATTTTAATTCCTGGACTAGAAAGTGTAACGCTAGAGATAGCGCTTGAATTATACAATAGGTCAGGAGTTGAAGGGGAAAGTTCAAGAAGCGAAGGTGGTATCTCAACTTCTTACAGAGACGATTTTTCACCTCACATAAAAAACACTTTATCAACTTATAGATTAGCGAGGTGTAGTGGTGGTACGTTTGAAAAGAAATAGATTAAAACCTTATAAGATTTTTAAATACGTTGTCAAGACTAATAATGAAGGTGTGCGATTTAAAGGATATGAAGATAATCCGGATATAATCAATGCTGAAATTTACCCAGCTTCTGGACGTGTTCAAGCTCAAATTTATGGTGAAAAGTTAAGTTATATAATGAATATGCTTGTAGAAAGGTCTGCTGAGATAAAAGAGCGTGACGGTATTTGTATAGACAGTGACGTACCCAATTACGAAGTGGTATCTATAAAAAATTATACGTTTCATAAATTTGTGGAGTTACAAAAGCTATGACTGAACAAATAATGAATTTGAGTAAGTTAGTTAATAAAATCTACAGGCTAAAAGGTAGAGAAGGCGAGCAAATTATAAAAGCTGGGGTCAGTAGGGGTGCTAAACTGGTTCAACGTGAAGCTAAGTTATTAGTTGCAACAAATTCTGGTAGGACTAGAAACAGCATAAGGACAAAAGTTGATGGATTGAAAGGTATAGTTTATACCAATGAACTTGCAGCAGCCTTCTTAGAGTTTGGGACTGGTAGAATAGGAGCTAATAACCATAATGGAATAAGTCCTAATGTTAATCCTACTTATCGTACAACGCCGTGGTGGTTTCACCAAGATATGGTTGACGAAGGATACTTGTCCGCATACCATTTTCATACAATAGAAACTCCTGTAGGTAAGTTTTATAGAAGTGAGGGACAACCAGCGCAACCTTTTATGTACCCTGCTTTAAGAAATAATGAAAAGAAAGTAAAAGAAGTTATGGCTAAGTATTTAAGTAAAAAATTAAAGGAGTTTAGTAGATGATTAATGTTAAACCTTTGATTTACTCTAAGCTGTCAGAAATTTCAAATAATGTAACTGATACGTCCCCCGCCGACTGGGAAAACTTCCCTGTTATTATTTACCTTGAGGAGGAAAATAAGCCTCATGAATGGTTAAATAACGGAGTAGAAGAGACAACGTATTTGAGGTATAAAGTTGATATTTTTGATAAAGAGAGTACATCAGAAACAGCTTTAAAAGTTGATAAAGTATTTAGTTCTTTAGGGTTGAAAAGAACTATGGCACAAGACATGCCAGACCCAAGCAATTTAAGACATAAAATAATGAGATTTGAGGGGATTTATGACCCCGATAGTGAAATAGTATATCAATATAGAATGGAGGACTAAACATGTTAGCAAACGGAATTAAATTAGAATACGGTGAAACTTCAGGATCTTATACTGAACTTTCAGGATTAAAAGAAGTGCCTGAATTAGGGGTAGAACCTGAAAAAGTAGAAAATACTACTTTAGCCGATAAGGTAAAACAATATGAACTAGGAATTGGTGACGCTGGTGAGTTAGAATACAAATTCAAGTATGAAAATAAAGCAGCAACATCAGCATTCAGAGTACTAAGAAAAGCAATGGACGATAAAAAAGTACTTTATTTCAAACAAACTTACCCTGATAAAACAACTGTAGAATTCCAAGGACAAGTTGCAGTGAAATTAGGCGGAGGCGGTGTGAATGGCGTTATTGAGTTCACATTGAAAATCGCACTACAATCAGATTTAAAATTTACTGATGGCTCAACATCAATTTAATAATAGGAGGAGTATTAAATGAGAAAACCATTCACATCTTGGCACGTAGGAGATACAGAGTACAAGCTGAAACTTACTACAGCTACAGTATGTAAGTTAGAGGAAAATTTAGGGGTAAATATTATTAAAATTTTTAAATTTAATGATGATATGCCTATTCCACCTTTAAAAACTATGTTATTTATAATCCACGGTGCTATTCAAAAATATCATCATGGATTAAAGTTTGAGGACGTACAAAATATATTTGATGATTATTTAGACTGTGGTAAGGACCAAACATCATTATTAACAGAAGTGTTAATACCGTTAATGCAGGATTCGGGTTTTATACCGACCGAGGAGACGGCGAAGAAAGCCAAGAAAAAGGAAAAAACAACTCTGTCAGTAGTAAAAGAATAGAGAGCGGGGCAGAATATATAGAGGAGTTATATTTTATAGCTTTAGATGTGGATATAACTCCTCATTTCTTTTGGGAACATTCACCACAAGAAATTTTAGATATTATAAACAGTAAGAACAAAGTTCTTGAATTTAACAGAAAAAATGATTATATACGTGATTATTATTTAGCAAACACAATTGTAGGTTTTCTCGGGCCACTCCTGAGTAAGGATGTTAAACCTCCTGAATTATGGAATTGTGCTCCTGAGTATATTTTTGAAAAAGAAAAAGCACAAATAGAAGAGTTGCGAAAAAAACAAGAGTTAGCTTTGCATAAAGAGAGAATGAGAGAATTTGTTACAAGATTTAACGAAATTAGAAATTCAAAAAAACTTTAAAATGTAGTATAATAAACTTGTGACGGAGGTTTTATACTATGAAAAATAATCAAACAAATTTATCTTGCCCTAAATGTCAATCTAATAATTTACAATTCCAACTAGTCAATATTCAGGATATTGTCCCAAGAAGACATAGTTTCATTTGGTGGTTACTGGTAGGTTGGTGGTGGATAACCATAAAATGGTTATTCCTGTATATTTTAATGGGATTGTTCATAATACCACTTAAAATGCTACTGCCCAAAAACAGGAGGATATCGAATGATGTAAAAAACTATAAAATTTGCAAAGATTGTGGACATCATTGGAGATAATAACGTATAGGTCAATCAGTAAAACTGGTTGGCTTTTTATTTTGGCAAAAAGGAGGTAAGAGATGGCTACATTAGAAGAATTAAAGGTTGTTATTAATGCCGAATTAGCACCTTTTCAACGAAAAATGAAACAGTTAGAAGGATCTATGAATCAAGCTACTAGAGGAGTTAAGGAGAATGTAAACAGCATAAAAAATGCTTTTTCAGGATTAGCAAAATTAGCAGTAGTGGGATTGCTATTTCAACAACTGTATCGCCTTGGAAAGTATTCTGTTCAAACAGCCTTAGAAGTACAAGCTTCTATTAATCAAATCAGTAGAATAATGGGCGAGAGCACTCAATCATTCTTAAAATGGGCAGAAAATAATGCCTTAGCATTTAATATGAGTAGAGGCGAGGCCATAAAATATGGAGCAACTTATGGTAATATTTTAGCCGGATTTATCCAAAATCAGGAAAAGTTAGCTGCATATACTACTAAATTACTTGAAACATCTTCAATTATTGCACAAGGGACTGGACGTACTATGACTGATGTTATGGAACGTATCCGAAGTGGGTTACTTGGGAATACAGAGGCCATTGAGGATTTAGGGGTAATGGTTAACGTTAGTATGATTGAAAGCACTGAGGCATTCAAGAAATTTGCTAACGGTCAAAGTTGGCAACAATTAGATTTCCAAACACAACAACAAATCAGATTAATGGCAATCTTAGAACAAGCGACTAAACGATATGGAGAGACTTTAGAAGACACGGTTAATACAAGAATATCGACATTTAAGGCTTTGATGAAAGATACAGCCTTAAATATAGGTAATGCCTTTTTACCAATCATAAATGCTGTAATGCCTATATTAAATGCTTTTGCTAGCGCTCTACGTTGGGCTACTGCAAAATTAGCTGAGTTTGTGCAGTTATTATTTGATAAAAAAGTAAGTAGCAATGACGGGGTAGCAGGAGCTGTAGGAAATGTAACTAAAGGCTTGCAAGGCGCAGGAGGTGCTGCAGGAGATTTAGCTAATAATTTAGAAGATGCCGGTGGCGGTGCTGATAACTTAGCCGACAATGTAGGTAATGCTGGGAAAGCAGCTAAAAAAGCGGTCAAAGAATTACGTGGACTTATGGGGTTTGATGAAATTAACCTGTTAAATAAGAAAGCAGACGATTCAGATTCAGATGTTGGTTCTGGAGGTAAAGGTAAAGGAGGTAAAGGCAAAGGTAAAGGTGGGAAAGATATCTTACCTGACATTGATATTACCGATAGAGGGACTCAATATAATACTATGTTTGATGGACTTCTTGAGAAGCTAAAGCCTCTAAAGGATTTCCTGGTACATTTAGCAGACTTATTTAAATTAGGTTGGAAGTTGACATTCCGAGAAGAAGGACTTGACCGTATAAAAGAAGCCTTAAAAGGTATTAAAGAATCATTCGAAATTATATTTAGTGATGGATTAGTTGCAAGAACAGCCGGTATATTTTTAGAAAAGTTAGCATTTGCGTTAGGTCAGGTAGCTGGAGCAATTGCTAATGTAGCATTAGGAATAGGTGTTTTAATTTTTGAAAGTATAGATAAATCTCTGAAAGAAACTAGACTTGATATAAAAAGTTGGCTTATGCGAAGTTTCTTAGAGATGGGAGATATAGTAGGCAGTTTAGGAAATATTGCAGCTAAGTTATCTGATATTTTCTACGATACCATTACAAGCAAACCTTCTACTGATATTGGAGCTAATATCATTTCTACATTAACCTATGCTTTTATGGGTATAGAGGATATATGGTTAAAATTAGTTAGAGATGTATTTGGAGGTATAGAACAAGTAATTGGTGATAACAAAGATAAGTTCACTCAAGTATTTACTGGCATATTAGATGCCATTAGTCCAGTGATAGAGACTTTGAAAGATTTTGTAAAAGATGGATTTTCTATATTTAATAAAGTGTATGATGAACACATTAAACCGTTTATTGATTCTTTTAATGGTGGAATTTCTAAGATAACTAGTATCTTTTTAGAGATGTGGAATAACCACGTTAATCCTACGTTGAAAACTTTAGGGGAAAAGTTCAAGAGTACGTATCAAAACTTTATCAAGCCTACGTTAGTAAGTATTGGTAACCTTATAGGTACGGTTATTGATGTTTTAAAAGTTGTGCTTGAAAAATATATTGTTCCGGTAATCTCATTTTTAGCTAAAAATGTGTTACCAGTAGTTATGCCCATTATTGAACAAATAGGAAGATCTATAATGGCTTTATTTAATGTAGTATCATCAATTTTTAAACTGATAATAGATGTAATTACCGGGTTTATAAAAATTGTATTGGGTATTTTCACGGGTGATTGGTCTAAAATTTGGGAAGGTGTAAAGGATATATTCAAAGGTGCTTGGGACTTTATTAAAGGTATTTTTTCAGCAGTAGGTGAGGAAATAGGGGCACTTATTCAAACCGGTTTTGAATTTGTTAAGAATATCATAGTAGGTATATGGGATGGAATAGTCTTATACTTTGAAATTGCCTACAACAACATCATAGGTGTTTGGCAGTTAATAGTTAGCTTTTTCCAAGGACTTTGGGATGGAATAGTTTCTATATTTTCTACTGTAGGCCAGTGGTTTGGAGATAGGTTTCAAGAAGCTTGGGATTTCATAGTAGGAATATTCAAAGGGATTGGTCAATGGTTTTCTGACAGGTGGAATGATGTTAAGAATATTCTTTCTCCAGTAGCTAACTGGTACAAAGAGCAGTGGCAAAAAGCTTGGGATAACATAGTTGATATATTCAAAGGCATAGGTCGTTGGTTTACCGAGCGTTGGAATGATGTTAAGACCGCATTGAGCAGAGTTGCAGAGTGGTTTGGAACGACGTTTAGCCAAGCTTATGATGCAGTGAAAAGAGCATTCAGTTCAATAGGAACGTTCTTCTCAGGTGTCTGGAGTACCGTTAAAGGTATATTTGTAAGAGCTGGTCAAATGGTAGGTAATGCTGTAGGGGGCGCTTTTAGAGGTGCAGTCAATGCTGTTTTAGGGACTATTGAAAATATAGTCAATGGTTTTATAAGAATGATTAACGGTGTTATAGGTTTAATTAATAAACTTCCTGGTGTAAGTTTGGGTACTATCGGGTATATCAGTTTACCTAGATTAGCAAGAGGGGGTATTGTTGACAGTCCAACTATCGCTATGATTGGTGAAGCTGGTAAAGAAGCGGTTGTCCCACTAGAAAACACTGGATTCTTACAGACTATGGGACGTGTAGTAAGTAGCGCAGTTGCTGAGGTTATCGGGAATGGTCAACAAGCAAGTAGTTTACCTAGTGGAGATATTGTAATCCAGTTAGGTGGTACTGAGTACGCTAGATTTACAATTGATGAAATTAATAAAGAACAAGAACGCGTTGGTCAAACGCTTATAAAAATTTAGGAGGAGCAATAAATGGCAAAATTAATAATTAATGGAGTAACTGTTGTTGCTCCTAAATCATTTCAAGTGGGAATCCAAGATATTGACGGAGAAACTGGACGTGATGCAAATGGTAATATGATTAGAGATAGGGTTACAACAAAACGAAAACTAGAATGCGAGTGGGGGATATTAACACAAGACGAAATTAGAGCCCTACTTAGCGCTGTAACAAGTGAATTCTTTTCAATTACTTATCCGGACCCTATGGAAGGAATGGTAAATAGAACGTTCTATGTAGGGGATAGAACTTCTCCTGCATATAGTTTTAATGAAAAATTAAAGCCCTGGAGTGGATTAAAAATGAATTTTATAGAAAGGTAGACGTTGTATGTATAATATTAATCAGAATTATCAAAAGGCTATTAATGCTCCTTCAAGACGCATAAGAGGGCGTGTGACAATCAAAAATAAAGTTTTGTCAGATGGTGTAAGCTCAATAGACTATATAAGCTCGATTACTGGAAATGAAATGTCAATCGGTTCTACTAATACTTCTACAGTTGATATAAAATTCAAAACTTTAATAGAGGGACTTCAAGAAAGAGAATTAATCAAGGTTTCTTTCACAATTGAAACTGAATCTGGTTTAGTAGAACGTCAAATAGGCGAATTCTATTTAACTGAAATAAAATTAGATAGGAACAATAAAACTACAGCAGTTAAAGCTGTTGATAAAATGGCTTTCTTAAATGATCAATTTAAATCTACTATATCTTATCCTGCTTTGGGCAAAAATATAGTTCAAGAAATAGTTAATGATTGTAATTTGAGAGTAAACAACAATTTGAATATCTCAAATTTACCTAGTTTTGATAAGAAATTAGAAAAAGTTTCTTATCGAGAAATGTTAGGATATTTGGCGCAAACTGTGGGTGCTTTTGTAGTATTTAACAATAGAGGAGAACTTGAATTTAGAAAGCTTATCAGAACAGAAAAAAGAATTTCCAAAAGTGCTTATTTACTAAAAGGATTAGAGGTAGATGAGGTAGAATTTAGAATCAACGGTATTTCTGTTGATTTAAAAGATGATAAAGAGAAAAAAATATTGGTTATGGGCAGTCCTTTGGGAACACAGGTTAATCTATCTAATCCGCTAATGACGCAGGGAGTGTTAAATTCTATTTATTCAGAATATAAAAATTTAAGGTTTAATCCGTTTAAATTAAATTGGCGCGGAGATCCATTTGTTGAAGTTGGAGATTGGGTTTCTATTGAGGTGTCAAACGGAACTTATAAAGCGTTTCCTATCTTATCTTTAAAAATTTCTTTTTCAGGTGGACTAAAATCGACTATTAGCGCCAATGTAAAAGGTACTGCTAGCTTAACCACTGAGTATAAAGGAACTGTTCAACGTCAAATAGAATTTATTAATGCGAGATTGGGCTCAACCGGTAACTTAGTTTATGCAGATACTACTGAACCTAAAAATCCAAGTGAGGGAGATGTTTGGTTTAAACCAAATGGAGCTTTTACGGACTTATATATTTTTGAAAAAGGAAAATGGGTTCTTAAAACTTCAACGGGAGATATTGAAGGTGTGGTTACTCAGATAACAAAATCAGAGATACTTACCAAGAATTTTGCAGCAGCAATTGCTAAAATTATAGAATTAGATGCTAATAGGATAACAACAGGAAGCTTAAGTTTTGAAAAATTAAGTTCGAAAGCTGTTAACTCCATTCGAGAAGGGCTTATTACAAAATCTAAATTAAGCGAGCTTTTAGCAACAGATGAGGGTATCCATCAAATTTTACTATCGGAAGTTAATAAAGAAATCGAAAAGAAAAAACCCGAACTAAAAGGCAAAGACGGGAAAATACCAGCATTTAACCAACTAATTGGAACTAGATTTCCAACATTAGATGTGGTTAAGCCGGTTGGAAATACACAATTAAAACTCAACAAAAAAGATTACAATAACCAAAGTTCAATAGAGATATTGCCAAACGCAAGTAATGAGGTTCAAGGGTTTAGCTTAAAAGCAAACATCAGAGATATAGCACCTGGAAGAAAATATATCATGAGAATACCGATGTATATTTTTTCTGATAGTGGAAACGACACGATAATTAGGTTAGGTTTCCCAGATGAAGAAGGTCAATTCCATTTATGGTTAGCTTTACCGCTAATAGAAGTGTCGAAAGGCGAGAATAAGTGGGTTATTGTTGAAAAAGAAATGCCTATTGGCAGCGATATAGAAGTACAACAATTTGTAAAAAGTAATTTCGCTTTTATTTCAACTGGCAACGCACATTTTAAAATAGCCGAGCCTTACATTGCAGTTGATGATGTAAAAACGGACAAATGGCTTCCAGCTATTGAAGATATGCAAAGCTACTCTCTTACCGCTTCGGCTCGAATAGAAGGTATCTATTTAAACGAAAATCTAATGAATTGTAAGGTCTATTTGGACGTTTACAGTAACGGAGAGATAGTCCGTGCTTCAACTACTGAAACACCTTTAAAAATTGAGATTAAAAAGCTGGTTGCTAGTGGATATACCGCTACTGGAGAAGTAACACTTGACAGCAACGGTCTAGTGCAAAATATCAACATTCCCAACGGCAAGAAGGACGGTCAACCAATAGAAGTCGTTTTTGAAGTAACGTGTGGAGAGAATAAGACAGTAGCAAGTGCAAGGTTGAACAATACGATTGATAAGCAATTATTAACTGAAACCATAAGCAAGGTTAAGGCTTTTGAAAGTACTATTGACAAGTTTGAGAGTAAGATTGGCGAGATTAACAAGCAAAAATTTAAAATGGCATACAACATTGAAAATATTTGTTCGGAGAGTGGAGTTGAAAAGAAAGGGAACGACCTTTATTTTAATACAAAAACTCCGCTTAAAAAGGATAAAGAATACTATGTTTTAGCTGATTTAGAAGACGTACCAGAAAATCAAAAAGTAGGTGTTTTCGGAACTAAAATCGCTAATCATATCTTCGCTACAAACGGATTGAATGTTTGGAGAGTGACTTATGCAGGAGATCAAACGAAAATTAATATTTATCCCCTAGGAACGAACACTAAGGTCAAAAACGTTGAAATATACGAAGTTCCTGAGTTTGAGGCTGAGCGTGTTGACATAATCAACTACACACAAGGGAATTACAACGGAAATTCTTTGTCAATCTACGCCAAAGGAAAATTAGAGATTTCAAAAATATATACGCTGGAGTTTGAGGTGGTTAATGAACCCCCACAAGGAAGCTTTATTGCGATGTACGAAAACACAAAAACAAATAATTATTTCAAGAAAAAAACGCTTGTGAAAGGTGTCAACAAGCTAACGTTTAGAAATAACACTGAGTATAACGCTTTTGGATGCACTATTAAAGAAAATCTTCAATTAAGGAATGTTAAATTCTACAAAGAGGATTTTAACGTGGGTTACAAAAATGAATACAATATTTCAGAAATGGAGAGTAGGATTGAACAAACTAAAAATCAGATTGAACACGCGGTTAAAGAAGATAATTTCGGAACTTTGCTCACTCAAAATGCATATCATTTGAGGCTTGCGTGGAACAATATTTCTAAATTTATTCAATTTGAATATGGAGATATAGCGTTTTACGAAAAAGGAGAAATAACAGAGAATAAATTAACAGCTAAATTGACAGATACAGGTTATCAATTCTGGCGAGATGGATACCATTTAGGCAATATGGGGGCTAATAGATATATTGGTGACGAAAGCAAAAAAGGAATTGTATTTGATTTAGAATATGATGGATGGTTCATGGGTTGGGGTTACAAAAAAACCAGAGACGCCAATCAATACACATGGAAATGGCTTTATTCGTCGGGTAGCTTTGCATCTTACGACGCCAATACATTAAACGCTGGTTGTGATATTGATATGCATTGGAACAAATTAAGAAAAGCGTCAATTAACCTTGACGAAATAAGTATTCAACATACAATAACAAGTGGATTTCATTTTGCATTGCCGACATCATTTACAAGCGACGGACGCGCTTCAGAGTGGTTTAATGGTTGCTATTTAGAATTTAAGAACGGAATATTAATCAACGCCACAATGCCACAGTAGAAAGGAGTAATAATATGATGCCAATAGAAGCAAAGATTGCAAATGTAAAAAGTGATTTAATTAAATATGTTGAAATATCGGCTAGAGAATACGGCTTACCACCATTCATCATGGTTGGCATAATCGCCGATATATTGAGTGATTGGAAAAGCAAGGAGTTAGTTCAAGTGAACGACGGATTTAATGAAATAATTAAGACGTTTAACGAGCAAATTTCGAAAGGAGAAAAAGAAGATGTACAAGATTAACTACAAAGACAGAATTTTTAATGACAGTGCGACAGTAACTGGTTTAAGGGTGCAAATTCAAGATGGGCAAACAATCATCACTAGAATTTTAAGCGGTAATCATGACCACAAGACAGATGAGGATTTGATTGAGTTAGTGCTTGAGCAGTTCTACCAAGAAACGTACCCTAACCGTGCTGAGAACGAGAGGTTTACCAAGTTTGATGAGAAGTTGCAGCTAATTGATAAGAAACTGGCGGAAATGGATAAAGTTAAAAAAGAGCTTGAAATAACTCAAGGTTCGGTTATGGAACTTATCACTCAATTAGGTGATAAATTAGCTAAAGGAGATGGACAGCATGAAGAAGCTGAGAAAACTCAAAAAGACGGCAAAGGAGGTGAAAATAATGATGGCAATGTTATTCGCAATTAATATCGCTAAAGGCAAAAGAACATTCGCAAGCGTTCCAGCGTTCTTAAAAGAACAAGTTAAGGAATGTTTAATCGATATGGATCTAGAGCATTTAGCACATGAATAGTATCAAGGGAGCTTAATTGCTCCCTTTTAAAATTTAAAGGAAGCGAGGTCATTTAATGTTTGATTAGTGAAGGAGTTATAGTTGCAATTGTTACTACAATAATAGCGCCCACGATAGCGTGGTTGTTGAAGCGTAGTAACAAGAATTTAGAAAAGATTGATAATAATCTAACAGAAATCAATACAAAAATACAAAAAACAGCAGACGGGACACTGGCAATAACTAGATATAGACTTTTAAAAGAAATGGCAAGGATTTTAGACAGAGGCACCATTGGCGTACATGAATTAAAAGAACTTTCCTTACTTTATGAAAGTTACAAAAATCTAGGAGGCAATTCGGTAGTAACTGAATTGTTTGAACGTTGCCAAGATTTGCCGTTAAAAAAGGAGGATAATTAATGATTAATTGGAATGTAAGATTAAGAAATAAAGGATTTGTATTAGCACTTGTGAGTGCGTTAATCGTAGCCGTTCAAATGGTATTTAAAATGTTTGGATTGCACTTAAATTTAAACGGATTTTCGGCAAATGTGATAGATGTAATTAACTCTATTTTCGTTGTATTGACTATATTAGGAGTAGTAACAGACCCTACTACACAAGGGATTTCTGATAGTGAACGAGCATTAACTTACAATAAACCAAAGGAGGATAAATAATATGACAATAAACACAGAACAAGCTATTAAATGGATGAATGATAGAAGAGGTGTAGTAACCTACTCAATGGCAAGCAGACTAGGACCGAATTCGTACGACTGCTCAAGTTCAGTTTATTTTGCATTGAGAAGTGCAGGAGCAACAGACCATGGTTGGGCGGTTAATACTGAATACATGCACGATTGGTTACTTAAGAATGGATATACTTTAATCGCTGAAAATCACGGTTGGGATGCTCAACGTGGCGATATATTCATTTGGGGTGCGAGAGGACGCTCAAGTGGGGCGTTTGGACATACAGGAATATTCGTTGACGCTGATAATATTATCCACTGTAACTACGGTTACAATGGCATTACAATCAACAATCACGATGTAATTTGGGAGGCTAACGGTTGCCCGTATGTTTACGCATATAGATACACTGGAGCAACTTCACAAGATGATATTTCAGATGATTTCGCTCATGAATTAGATGTCAATACAGAATTAAAAGCCTCTGATATGCCATACTATGAGGCTGAATTATCAGAGGATTATTACGTTGAGTCAGCACCAGACGCTGATTCAGAAGATAAAGAGTTAATAAAAGCTGGAACAAGAGTACGAGTGTACGAAAAACGCAACGGCTGGGCAAGAATTAACTATCCAGAATCAAATCAATGGGTAGAGGACGCTTACCTTGTGAATGCAGTAGATATGTAGATTTAATAATAAAGACGCTATTACACCCCCTTTAATTAGGGGGTATTTTTTATTGACAAAATTAAAAAATAGTGTTACATTAAAAATAACCAAATACCATTCCCTTTTTACTTTGGTTAAGGGAATGTTTTTTTATTGACAAAATTAAAAATTAATAGTATTATTTAATCATAGATAAATACGGTATTTTATTATTTGAGAGGATGTATATTTTGAATCTAACTCATTCGAGTTCAAATAAAGATTTATCTAAATTGCCATTAGGCTGAGCCGGTGTCGGCTCATTTACCCCTTGACGAAAGTTGAGGGGTATTTTTTTATGATCTTTTAAAACTTTTTAAAAAAAACTATTGACACGTTATAACGTGCATGATATAATTAAGGTACGAAGCAAGAAAAGAGGTAAAAGGAAATGGCAAAATTCATAGAAAAAAACGGTAGATCTCTAATGAAAGAAGTAACAAAAGAGCACTTACTTAGCGCGCAATCAATTTTTAAGTTTGTAAAAACATCAAAATATTACACTTCTACGTTTGATATCATAAGAAAAAATGACCACGTAATCCTTGAAATAGTACGTATCTCTCATTGCAGCAGATATTTAAGTAAGCCAGAGGTTAAATCGGTAACAGTAATTGTGAGAGGAAACGACGAAGAATATATTAACTCTGAAAATGAGCGAAGCGATAGAATCGAAGTATTCGAATTTTTACATGAGCTAAAACTTGATTATTATGGAGTAGCTAAAATTTTCAACGAAGGGGTAAAAATTGGAGATAAAGATTATTCTTCTACAATCGTTCCTTTTGAATTTAGAGAAGCTAAAAAAATGAAACTATACAAAAATGTTAGTTCAGAGGACTTAGAAAAAATCTTAAAAGAAGGTATTCTACCGATTTCAAAAACTGGTAACGACAACTGGGAAGGTAATAGAAGAGCAAATAACTCAACTGAGGTGGTTTACTTGTTCAATCCAACATCAGAAGTTAAAAGCTTCACTCAATACGGCGACGTGGTGCTTGAGGTAGAAGTAGAAGCATACAGAAATGAAATTGCACCTAACGATTCTAACCGTGGACAATACGAGGAGTATATCGTAACAGAAGTTAAACCAGAGGAAATAGTAGGTGTTAGACATGAATAAACTTTCAGAAGCAAAAAGAAAAGCCAACAAGAAGTGGGATGATAAGAATAAAGAGCGCAAGGGTTACATAGTCAAGCGCTCCACTGCTAGAAATTTCATCAAAAATATGGATCGCGAGGATATTGCAGAATTTGAACAGCTAATCAAGGAGCGTAAGGAAAGAAAAGGGTAG